AACTTAAGCGAGCCTTAGACCAATTACCTGACTTTGTTAGAAGAAGGGTTGAAATGAAAGAAATGCTTTCACCCATCCCCGACTTCATTGTAAAAGATATGCTAAAGAAAGAAGCAGAACTTTCAACAGGTTTACTTTCTGCTCTAAAAAATCTAAGTCTTGTTGGGTTAATAGATGATAATAGTCCAATGTCTTTTGGTGTTGAAGATACTAGGACTTGGAAGTTAAGTGAAATGGAAAGAAAGAAAGTCACTATAGAGGGTCAAAAGTTTGCACCTATATTCCCTATGATAATTCATTCGGAGTTTACTAGGAACTTAAAACAAATAGAAGAAGATGTAAAGGTCGGTAAGACAAAAGAAATTGGAGTTCAGCAAGTCAAAGACTATTGGGATGTTTTATTCGATAAGGTCAGGGTTAAAGCAGATGCTATAAAACAATTAGAAGATGCTAAAGAACCAAGCGAAGAACGGTTTGGAACTGTAATAGAAGCACTAAATAATCTAAGTATTAAAACAAAGGAACAAGAAGAAATCGAGAAACAGATGGAACAATTCATAGAATTGATGGATGAAAAACAAGAAATACTCACAGTAATGCGAGAAGTAGAAGTGTTTGTAGATAAAATTACTAAACTTAGAAAGTCTTTCGCAAGCAAGGCCGATGCTTTAGAGCCAACTAAGCAACCAAACTACGCAGAAGCATTGAAAGAATATGCAGATACTATGATAGATAGGTTTGATGATTTCATAGATAAAGGTATGAAAATACCAAAAGAAGTTGATGTGGGCGAAGCAATGGCAATGTGGGCTAGAACTAATAAGGTTGATTTAGTAAGCGCAGAAGAAAGATTCTTGGCAGAAGGTAAAGAAGATAAAAAACTTAGTGAATATAAAAAAGTAGAGGCTCGTCTTAAAGAACAAAATAAAAAAGCAAAAGAGACTCTTCCTAATTTATTTAAGTTTGAAGGAATCATAAGACTATCAGCAAAACAAAGCGAAAAAATATTAGAAGATACTGCTAGAGCCAATGAAAAGGATTCACTACAAGAGTTATTTGATTCAAACATGACTGATGAAGGTTTAGCAAGAGAGATTATTTTAGAGGCTACTAAAGTAGTTTCAAAGGAAGACTATGATAAACTAGCCACCACTAGAGCAAGAGGTGATGTTGAAACATTTGCAGAAGAAGTTAAAGAAGTTGCTGAAGCAGAAAAAGCCTTTGACGCACTAGTTAAAACTTTCAAAACTAAGACTAAAGTTTTTGATTTTAGTAAATTGAAAATAGATGCTTCGCAGGATAACATAAAAGAATTGTTGGCCAATGAAATAATAGGAAAGGAATTTGCAGAGATGATTGATTTAACAGATGCTTTTGATGCTTACAGAAAACAACACAAGAAAGTGCAAGAAAAACATTTAGAAAATATAGAAGGACAGAAAAAAATTCAAAAAGAAGCAGATGACTCTTTGGCAGATATAATTAAAAACTTTAGAGGTAGTTTTGATATGGATTTAGTTTCTACAGAAGAAAGGCCAACCATTGAAGAAGAAAAAGATGAAAAATATGAAACTTTTAAGATTAGAATACAGTTTATGAAAAGAGGCCGCATGCGAGTATTAGCAGAAAACAATCCTAAGTTTGCTGAAAAATTTGCTAAAGAAGATACAAGGGATAGTTATGAACTAAAGTATAATGATAGCAAGAAACAAGGAACATTCAAAGAACTATTAGAGGATTTCAAAGCACAAAAGCAAGAAGAAGACCAAAAAGAACAAGAAAGATTAAGATTCTTAGAAGAACAAAGAAGAGAGATGGAGGCTGAAAAATGACATGGGATTATTATGAAGAAGGTAAAGAGTTTACCATAAAAAAGCAAGAAAAGGTAAAGAAGAATATATTAGACTCATTAGATAAAAAACAAACTAAGCGTCTAAAGAAAACACTACAAGCCGCACAACCAACAGAATTTTTTGGTCAAGATTTTACTAAGTTGGGTGAATTAGTATCAGCATTAAAGGATGTTGAACTAGTTAAATCAGATAAAAAACTCACAAAGAAAATGAAATCTATGGAAGAACGGAATGTAGATATAGTCGCTTCGGCTACGGAACTTCGTAAGGACTATGAATTGCTTTACAGACAATTAAGAGATTTAGTATATCCACCAAAGGAGGAAAAGAGATGAGTGAAGAAAATACGATTAATGAAGAACTACTTGAAATCATTAAAGCCCTTAGTGCTAAGATAGAAAGTTTAGAGAAAGCAGTTTACAATGACGATAATCTACTAATGAAGTCCGGCTTTGTTGTTGTTGATAGTCCAACTCCTAAGATGAATCATGGAACTATTGGTGGTTCACCATTGAAAGATGTGGGTAGTATGGATTGGAAAGACATTCATAAGATGGTAGAAAATGTAGGTGGACAATAATGACATGGGATAAAATATTGAAAAATGCATTCCGAAACCCCGATAGATACGGAGCAAGTAAAAAATTTACTGACCCTAATGTTCCTACTGATGGTAGGGGTTTTTCCGCCTATATAAGCAAAGAAGAATTTATGAAAAGACTTGATAAGATGGAAGATGAAGTAGAGGAACTAATAGATGCTTTGCATCAAACCGATTATATATCTTATGATGCTAAATTAGAAATACTTTCGGCTTTTGATACAGTTAGAAAAGAATTAAGGGAGGCAAAATAATATGGCTGAAAATTGGAAAGAAATATTGAAGGCGGCAATGCCGATAGGACAAATGCAAAGAGATACAGAAAGTAATTTAAGCAATATCGTGAATAAATTAATTAAAGAGACTAAATATACTGATAGGCTAAATAAAAAATTAGGAAAAGCAGTTAGAGCAAATCCCGACCAAACAACATACACAGTTCCCTCCCCTATTTTTAATAGAATTTCTCAAAAATTTAGATTTAGAGGACAACCCCAAAAAATAAAACAAATGCTAGAGCAAAAATTAGCCCAAGAATATCAAGCAGATAAGGTAGTAATCATGGATAAAGAGATAAGATTTGAGGGAATAAAAGAACCACCCGAAGAAGATGAAATATAAAGAGAGTTGATATAATGCCGGAAAGAGTAACAAGAGAAGAAAGGATGGTTAGCCTTGCTATTGAAAAAGCAAGAAAGGCTAAAGAAGAATTAAGCGCAAAAAAGAGAAAGAACATTGAGCCAACTCAAGTATTGGAAATAAATACAGACCCCGAAGTTGAAAAGATTAAGAGGCCAAAGGTGCAAGATGTTAAAACTAAAATTACTAACAATGACGGCACACATTCGGGATATGGTTTAGCCGGTGAGAGTTTAAAGAAACAAGATAAACCAAAAAAAATGGTAAGTTTCAAAAATACTACTAAAGATGTAAGGAGTGCTGAATCATATAAAGATAAAAAACCCTTAAATGTAGAAAAATTAATTGGTAAAACAGGAGCAGTTGATGAAATACAGGATATGATTGAAAAAGAGTTCGGCAAAGTAACAGACGGTTCTACTTCTTCATACTACCCTAGTTTTATTGTTCCTATAAATTTAATTATTTATGCTGAATCTACTAGGGGAGATTCGGAAGACTATACTATCAAAAAAATAGAGTTTATGAAAAAGTGATGTTTCATGCCACTTCTTATTGAGAAGGATAAGTCAATATCCACAGATATTCTAAGACTCTTTGAGAGAACAAGAGTTGCTTATCTTTCAGCAAGAACCGACCCAAAGGAATACGGTTCTAAATGGAGAAACGCAGTAAACAAAATCAAAGAAGCATATGAAATGACTGATGCTCTTTCAAATGAACTTAAAGATTTTATTGATGATGATTTACTAGAAGCAAATGATGTTTCCGATGTTAGCACTAATAATGCTGAAAAATTATACGAAGGAATCAAGGCATTAAGATATTCTTCGGAAGAAGTTAGCGACCCTTTCGCTAAAAAATTTAAAGGTGATGTTTTAGAAGCACTGTTGGATTCACCTGAACTTATGATTAAATTTGTTCACTATGCTATTAGAGAAGATGATAAAGCACTACCAAAAGAAGCATATTCAATTAAAGATATGAAACCCGATAATATTACAGACGGTTTAACAGGATTAGATTTAGAAGTTGATGATGTTGCACTTTACATCATAGAACATTATGGTGATGGTAAAGACTCTAAGAAAGTAGAAACAAAAGTAAAAGCCGCTATGAATATGCTAGAATTAATATTCTTATCTAATAATAGCAAAGAAGAGTGGGCTGAATTAGAAGACATAGATACAGATTTAGATGAGGCTAAGGCTAAAGAAGAAAAAAATGATAATAAAAAAACTATTCTAAAAGAGGAAAAATCAGATGAAGAAAAAGCCCAAAGTGATTTCATAATTCCTAACAAACCAATGTATAGAATATTTACAATAGAAGACATGAATGAACTAAAAGGATTTAGTGGTGAGTTCTATGTTCAAGAAAAGTATGATGGTTTTAGAATTCAACTACATAAAATAGATAAGAACATAAAAGTCTATGATTATACAGGTAAAGATATTACATCAAAATGTAAAGAAGCAGTTGAAGAACTAAACAAAAAACATTTTGGTGATTGTATCTTGGATGCTTCTTTTGTTCTGTTTGATGAAGATGACTCTCTTAAAAGAAAAGAAGCGGTTGAGTATTTAGCAGGAAAAAGAGATGGTAAGCCAAGAATCCATGTATTTGACATTATGAGACACAATGAAGAAAACCTCATGGAAGACACATTACAAAACAGAATGCAAATAATGTTTAATAATTATTCTATACATTCTAGTGAAGCATTGACATTTCCTTCTAAAAAAGATACTAGAGTAGCAGACAATCTAAAAGATGTAGATGAGTATGCTAAGAAAATTATGGAAATGCCAACAGCAGAAGGGGCTATGATTAAAGATGCAACTTCTACATATTTCTTAGGAACAAAGAAGAATCCTAAATGGATTAGATGGAAACCTGTTGTAGAATTAGATTTAATTGTTCTTGATAAAAAGAAAAGCGGTTCTAACTTTTCATACAAATTAGGAGCAGGGCCAATTGAAGAGGATGGGGAAAAAATAGAAGGTATAAACTATCTTGATGTGGGTAGTGCTACTAATACTAAAGTTTCAGCAGATGTTGGAGAAGTAGTTAGAGTTTCTATTGATAAAGTAAAGGAGGTAAAGGGTAAGCCTGTAGTTTACTCAGCAAAGATAAATGAGATTGCTGAATGTAAAACACCGGATAAGTTAGTGACTTTGCAGATGTTAATTAACGATACTGATAAGTCTCTAAAATATAATGTAGAAGAAGTAGAAAAAGGGATTATAGTTACTGACCATATTCACGGTGAGGCTAATATAATAATTAAGGGAGATATGGATGGCTTTACTATTTATGGTTTTGAGCAAGACAATTTAATGTCTAAAAATGCATTAATGGATTTAGACTTGTGGAAAGAGCAAGCAGAAGAAATAATGAAAACAAAACAATCTAAACTTACTGTTGCTATATTTAATTTCTTAAAACAAAAAGGTGCTAAAACACCAAAAGAAGTTCACAACTTTTTAGTTAAAAATCACAAAAAGAAGTATCAAGATATACTGGAAAGTAAAGAAAGTAGAGTAAAAGATTGGTTTGAAAATAGAGATGGTATATCTTTTGATGTTAAAACAAAAAAGTTGTTCGCAGAAAATGATAAGATACTGATGGACACTATCAAAAAAGAATACAAAACACCCGAAAAATATAGAAGTGGTGAGTTTAAGATATATCTTAGAGATGACGATAATCTAAATATAGTAATGAAGTTAGGTGATGAGAGCATCAACTGGATGGTTAGATTAGATTCACAAGATGACATTTTTGAATTATTTGGAAAAGCAGGTAAGTTCCCTGCTATTGTTGCTAAGAATATTTCTAAGCGTAAATTAATTGATAGTGGTGATGTTAAATTAGGTGTTCAAAAAGAAGGCTATCATGAATACTTCTTAGATGGAAACAAGTTTGAAACTAAACTTCATGTTAGAATGCTTGAAGTTAAAGGAAAAAAGATGTGGTTAGCGTGGACAGGCTATGAACAAAAACCTGCTGACACTGATGCAGATAAGGGGCTTTGGAATATTTATGAAGATAAATACAGCGTTCTTAAATTGCCTCCAAAAGAGGATTAATAGTTTAAAATGACCGTGTGTATTATATATTAAAAGTAAATTTTTTCCATACGAGCGCAATGACATCAGCAGTTCTAGCAACTAGGAATGATGGGTTTACCATTCTTAAGGCTAGAAGTGACGATTTAATGATTGGTGGTTATGCTAGCATTGAAATTGTAGATAAGCAAAACGACCTAATTACATTACCTGCTTTGAAGGAAGCAGTTCTTAAGTTCATGAAAGATTCTAAATTTAGAAATGTCATGACAAATCATTCCAATGTTCAAGTTGGAGAAGTTGTAGATTCTTATAGAGACAGCACTGGCAGACTTTGGAAATCCGAAGTAGATGATGTTGGTTTCTTTGTAGTAATTAAACTACGAGATGATATAGAAAAAGCCAAAGAAGTTGGTAGAAACATTCGCAAGGGGTCGTTGAGGTCTTTTAGCATAGGAGGACAAGCCCTCCAAAAAGTAAAGAAAAGTAATGAAAACTTGGGTGAATATAATGAAATCAGCAAGTTAGAATTGCATGAAATTACTATATGCGAAAAAGGAATTAACCCCGAAGCGAGGTTCGATATTTTGAAACAAGATAAAGGAGAAAAAAACATGAGTAATAAACTGGAAAAAGCACTGGCGGAGTTAGATACTTTGCTAGAAGAGGTAAATACGCTTCGTAAAGAAGAAGAGATGCTCGACGATGAAAAGAGCATGTATGAAAAAGAAATGAATGAAGAGAAGGAAATGGACATGAAAGAAGATGATGAAAACATGGAAATGAAAGAAATGGACATGAAAGAAGATGAAGAAGACATGGAACATGCAGAATATCAAGATGAAGAGGCAAAGGCTTACTTGAGAACTGTTGATGGTGCGGGTAATCAAATTGGAGAACCTGCTGACCGTATTGTTATCAACAACGGTAAACCGACTGCTTCCGATATGCCTGTTGTAAAGGCATTTAACAATGGAGAGTTTGATACTCTTGATTTGTCTGTTGGAAACATTGAGAAAGCATATGAGGCTTTCCGACAAGAACAACTTGAAGCACTTGCTTACGACAACCTAAAGAAGTCTTTTGAAGCAAGATTCGCAAGAGAAGTTTCAACAAGAGAGGATGTTATCGCAAAGCAAAACTATGATGCACAAAGCGAGATTGCTTCTCTTAAGGATGAATTTACCCAACTAAGGAAATCTTTGACAGCAGAAAAGGAAACTATTCTAAAGGCACAAGAAGAATCCGCAATTAAACTCCCAAGTATGGAAGAGATGGCTGAAATGGATTGGTCGGACATTCACAAAATGGTAGGAGGAATTTAAGATGACAGGTTATATTAACACAATCGCAGATTTAGAAGCAAGCACATATGGAATAAGCAATCTACCTGCCGGTAACGCTCTTTTGAAGCAAGCCGGTGCTGTAGGTGGAATACACACAGGACATGATGGTTCTCCGGCATTCTCCGGTAGTGGCATTAGTGATGTATCAGCACTTTACAACATTGTTTACGGACAAAAAGTTTGGTCAATGTTGAATAGAGAAGTTAATGCTCTTTCAATGATTTCAAAGAGGCCATATTCTTCTAGTGGATGGAGAGTTCTACAATCACGACCTGCCGGTGGAAGCGGTAATTTGTTTACTGTTGATACAAGCGGAACTGCATCACTAGGCGAATTAGGTTCGGATAGTCCAAGAGCAGACCTTATTGGTGGTGTCCCTGAAAACGCAGGACTTTCAACTGCGGCTGATGGACTTGGCCCAATTGCACCAACTTATGCACAACTCAACATGAGTCCTAAAGTAGTTGCACACCAATTTGATTTCAGCGAACTTGCTATGGAAATGGCACAAATTGATGATGGTATTGGCGATATTAGAGCGCAAATGCGTGAAGATATGGGTAAGCATCACGCTGAAGTTCAAAACAAGATGTTGGTTATGCCACTAGAACATTATGGTGAATCAGCCGCTATGCCAAGCATCGGTAACAACTATACTTCTCTAAACAAGGTTATTACCTCAAGAGCAGAACTACTAGCAATTGACGATGGGGCTATCGCAACTGATGTTACTTCCGCTTCTAACGCTCTAGGAAAGATTTACGGTAGAGAGAGATTTACCGCCGCTTCTTTCCTTGATGCAGAAGTAGACTTTGGTAGTGGTTATGCGGCAGGAGATGTCCGTTCACTAACTCTAACAAGATTGAATGATATGATTAGAAACCTAAGACTAGCCGGTGGTTCTCCAAAGGTTATTCTAACCGGATATGATACTATTCAAACAATTGCTGACTTGCTACAAAGCCAAGAAAGATTCATGGACAGAAAAGAAATTGTCCCAACTGTAAATGGTGTTCGTGGTGTAAAGGGTCAAGAAGTTGGATTTAGAGTCGCTACTTACTATGACTTGCCACTTATTCCTGTAAAGGATATGTGTCAAACAGGTAACGGTTCGGAAAAAATAAGTGATTTACTATTCCTTGATACAGACCACCTATGGCTATCCGTTATGAAGCCAACTCAATACTTTGAAGATGGTATTGCTAACGGAAACCCATTCGGTGTTGGAACTCTAGGTAACAGGGCATTATACCGAACAATAGGTGAAGTAGGATGTTCATTCTTTAGAGGACAAGGAAAGATAACAAACATACAGTGAGGAAAAAAGGAGAGGATATATATGGCATTTAGCACAACAATAGAAAATGAATTAACGCTAGGAAACTTAAAGTTGTTTTTTGGAACATACACGAACACTAGTAGTAGCACAGGCGGGGATATTACTTTCCCTAATACGGAAGAAATTTTCCATGTTCAACTACAACCAAAGGGTTCTTCTGTTTCTGCAAACCAACCCGTAGTGAATGAAACATTACCACTACTGTTTTCGGGTGATGGAACAGATGAAAGAAGTTCTGATGCAAACGCAGTAGCGAATGTTCAAGTAACAATTGTTACTGGTTCTAATGAAGTTGGAACATTTTTCGCAATTGGACAGTAAGGTGATTTTAAATGGCATTGGCATTTACAGTAACTTTACTAGCAGACCACAAGGGAATCACTAGACCTAAAGTAAGCGGTGATGAATATGTTGTTGATGCACTAGTTGATGTAACTTCCATTGTTGCGGCAGGTTCAGTTATACCTGCGGCTGACTTTGGATTGTCTACAATACATTGTGCAACAATTACAGGTTTTGATAACGCTAACGGAATACAACCTCAAATCGAGTGTTCAGCAACAGGGGCTTATGAATCAAGCACTTCTCTTGCTCTAATGTTCACTTCACTTGATGGAACAAACGCTACCGTTTCCGATGATGGCAACGGTGGTTCTGTTAGACTAAGAGTTTGGGGCAACCTTTGAGGTGGCTTGATTGGTAACAGTTAGATTAACTGATGATTCAAAAATCGGTAGGCTTAACATTACACCAAAACAAGAAATAACAAGGAAAGACGAAGCAACCGTTTCAGTAAAATGGTCGGTTGTTCGTCTTTCCGACCCAAACTTGTTTTTTAGGTTTGACGAAGAAGACCGTGAAGAGTTATTAGGACTTAATGAAAAACTAGTTCTAATAGGCTGTAGGGAAATAGGTAAGGACATTTCAACTGTCAAAGAATTAGCAGATGAACTTCTTCCTAAGAAAGAGAAGTCTAAACCTAAACCTAAACCAAAGCCTAAACCAAAAGCAAAAACTCCTTCTAAAACAAAGAAAGAGTAATCGCTACATTAAATAGGTGGAGTCTATCTCCATCAATTGAACAGGTGAGAGTATGGCGGGTATAGGCGGTTGCAGAAGTAGTGGCGTTTTAGGTGCAAGTGCGGTTGTAAGCAAGGAGAATTCTAAGTTAATTAGCATCCATGCGGCAATCTCAATCTCCGGTGGAGATGCAGTAACGGTTAAAGTTTTCAATGGAACAGACAACACAGGAACAGAAATTGCTAGAATACATCAAGCAACTAATGGTCACTATAACTTAGAATATGATATGCATGGGGTTTTGTGTAGGAACGGAATATTCCTAGAAATAACTGAAGCGGGAAGTTCTACGGCTAATATCTCCGTTGAGTTCAATTGAGGTTTTATTATGGCGGCACTAAGTCAAGATACAAGGTTGGTTATGACAATTCTATTTGTCGGAACGGTTAGCGGAGCGAATGTATATTTTTATTCAGCATACGGTCTAGGTTTCCCCTACGGAGCATTAGCGCATTCTGTCTTATTTGGACTTATTACAGTAGGAGCAATCATGGTTATGAAAGCACTATTTGACTTATCATTAAACGACAAGATTGAGATTAGATTGTTAGATAGACAAATAGAAAACCATTTCCAAAGATTACAAAGAGAAGAACAAATCAAGTCTAAACTACAAGAAAGCATGAAACAGTTCGGAACAGTAAGGCGTGAAAATTGGCGCAGTAATGTTATGGCGGCTGAAGAATACGACGACAACACAATAGGAAATGAATTCTTAGCGACTATACAACAGTAGGTTGTGGTCATTTGGTCTTTGGCGACATAATGGGCTTTAGTGAGTCCGACTATGTATATAATCAAAGTCGAGCGCATTCAGCAGATATGTTCTTCATAAAAATGAAGATGTATTTTTGGGGTTCTTGTGCGGCACTATCAGCCTTTTTGATTGGTAATATAATGGGAGTCTTTGACATTAATATAATGGGTTGGATTATAGAGAGGGCTAAAGATATTTGGGGGCATTAATATGTGGAAAGATGTTCTCAAAAGCACTTATTCTTGGATTTCTAACGATAGAATAAGTGATGGAGAAGCAGAATTAATTGATGGAGAATATGGAACTTATTGGCAAATTAATCAATTTGGTTTAAAAAAGGGATATAGAAATAAGGGCTTAGGTGAAAAATACCTAAGAGAATTTATTGATTATTTAGAAGGAGAAATTGAAACTAATGATATTCCTCTAGTTCATATGCCTGTAGATGAAGCAATTACTTTTTGGGAACGCATGGAAGGAAAGGGATTAGTGATTGTTTAATGTCAATAATGACAGGCTTTGCCATATTAGTTGGTGAAGCCATAATAGGTTTCTACAAAAGAGTTCACGCAATTAATTTTGGAGTCTATGGTTCTACAATGGTTGGTAAAACAACTTTGAGTCATCAACTTAGAACAAGGGGCGAAGTTCCCACAATAAACGATAGAACTGTTGGTTTACATAGAGCCACTAGAAAAAATGTAAAGATTGATGGTGACTCTCATACAATTAAAAGTGCTGACTTAGGAGGAGAGGCAATCTATTGGAAAGAATGGGTTAAGGATATGCAGAAGCGTAGAGTAAAGTATATTATTTTCATGATAGACCACAGGCATTTAGATTCACCTTCTAATTTAGACCATCAATTAGCATGGAAGTTTTTAGTAGATACTATTGTAGCAGACAGGTGGCCTTCGGGTAGAAAGAAGAAAGAGGCAGACTATCCTATGGCTGTTGGTATATGGGCTAACAAATATGATATGTGGGGAGATAAATACAAGAGTGATAAGTCCATAGATAAACATGAAATATTTGAACCATTTACATACGGGATGAGGCAGTTGAATGACAAGGGCATACCTTGTTTCAAATATATAGTATCAGCAAAGTCCGACCCCGAAATGGTGTATAAAGGAATTACTAGTATGATAAAGGATTATTGATTATTATGTGGTTTAAAATTATAAAGAGCATGGGTAGGTATTCGGCTCAAAAATATCTTGATAATTTGACCAAAAAAATATTAGACGAACTTGAAAAAATATATGGAAAGGATGCCAAGTTAGTTGAAGGGTTTTCAGGTCAAGTCTATATGTCAAAGGAATACACGCTTAATATCGCTTGGTTTACCCTAGACGATATAGTGAATGGTGAGTTTGGCGGAGACGATACTTTTAAATCAGAAATGATGGCAAGTGGGGCGGAATGGTATAAAATTGATATTAAAGAAGATGAATGGAAAAAATTAGGAGAAGAATATTTATTTAATCTTCCCTCAAGCAGTATATGGATATATTTTCTAGGTCAGTATGGCGACCCCCCTCATATTGAAATACATACCCATGAACCAAATTCACAAGTAGCACAATTTGTTGATAAAGAACAAAAAAAGATTAT